CGCCGTCAAGGTTTATATCGCCGCCGGTGATGTTGATGTCGGAAGCTTCGATGTGCCCGGTGTCAAGATTAAAAGAAAACTTCCCCGTCGGCGATGATAGGATATCCGTCGTGATATAACTCGCGGAAATCTTGTTTGCGGCAATGCTTCGGATAACCGCGTCACCGTCTTTTGATACACCGTACTCCCAGTTCGGGGATCCGTTGTTCCAACCGTTATTAGTCCAGGCATAACCACCGGCGTTGCGGCAGTAGATAGTGTTGCTTCCCTCGAGCGTAGGCTTGTCGTGGTAATAGGTTATAACCGCGCCGTTGCTGTCCGCTTTACGCGTGACATATAAGCCCATGCTATTTGCGATGGTCTCGTTCAGCGCGAGGGTCGCCTGCTCAAAGTCGTTGATTTGCGCCGCCTGCTGTGCGCGGGTCTGCTCGAGTACCGCCCGCTGCTTCGGTGTAAACGCGCCCATTGTGGCATATCCCGACTGCGTTGCCGTTTCGCCCTTGCCCTCGAGCTTCGTGCAGCGGTTCTGTGACTGCCACTTGACATTTGTCAGCACGACCTTTTTCGTCCCCTGCGCCGTCTCAAACTTCATAATATCAAGCGGTCTAAGGTGCGGAAACGAGTGCGTAGTGCAGGACATCGGAGTGTATGTAAGACTGCACCGTGCGGTTTTAAGCTCCGTTGCCAGTGTGCTGAGATTCATATCACTCTGCGCAAGAAGATTGCCCTCAATGTTAAAGGCATAGTCCTTTGTGCCTGCGAGGTATTCAGTCTTGTTCTCGTCGTTTCCGACGATACGCACACCGGAAAACACGATGCTGTTTTCGGCGAAATCGGTATTGCCGGAAGTAAAACGATCCGAAGCTTTTATCACCGTGTGCTTGGCATTTGTCGCATACCACCCGCCTGTCAGCTTGCCGTCATAGTCAATATACAAGCTCACGCCCATGAGCTCCGCAGCCCAGACAAGCACCTGACGATAGGTCAGGTTGTCCGCCTCCGGGCGTTTCGGTATCGACACACCCCGATGCAAAGTGTTCGTCGGAAGCTTCTGCGACACCCCGCACTTTGTGCAGGCATCGGCGACTATCTGATACAGCGTTGCAGGATAGGCAAGCTCAGTATCATAGGCTCGGTTAAACTTCGCCATGCGGTCATAAGCCGTTATTTTGATGCTCCGGAGCTTGCGCGGAGGGCTGTCCACCGTGTAATAGCCGATAGGCACCGTCTCCGTTGTCGAGCCCGTTGAAAAGCTTGTAGTGACATACAGTTGTGCGCCCTCGAACACCTTGTCGTCAAACGCGCCGTCGGTATTCTCAAGAGTAAAACTCAGCTCTGACATACACGCCGAGCCCAAATCAAGCTTACTGCCCGTGACGCTCGACCAGTCCACCGTTACCGCGCCGATGATGTCCTTGTCGGTGATATTAAATGCCGTGCCCTTGGTAGGCGTACAGAGGATATTGACGGACTGCACTACATCCTCTCGCAGAGCCGCAAGCCCGGCAGAAGTTATTGGATACATGACATCACCCCTTTCGCGCCACGATTTTAAAGGTCACATTGTCAACAACATTCAGACTGCTGTTGTACAGCGGCGCACTTCTGTTGCCGACATAAAACTCTTTTGTTACATATCCGCCCTCGAGCATATTTAAGTACTTGACCGTTATATACTCCGGATTGAACATTTTCAGAATCTTGCTCGCGTTCGCTATGGACAACCCGGAAAATTTAAGCGTTACCGCATCGGTCTGCCCTATACGTTTTTTATGCATGACGACATCTTCGGTACGCCCTGCGTCGCTGGCAGAAGCGTCCTCAAGCTCCCATTTATATCCGTCCTCCGAGTCCGGATATACCGGCATAGTTACGCCGTCCACGGTAGCTATCGGATTGTCGCCGGGATTAAAAGCGGTTGCCACTGCTGTTCCACCTTCTTTCTTGACATAAAAAATGAAATATGATAGATTAAAAAGAAAAAGGAGAAAAATAATATGGATAATGTTCTTTTTGGACTTGGTCTTTTGTCTGCGATAGGCGTAATCGCCTTTTTAGTAATTGCAGTTGTGCGGATTTTCAAGAAGAAACCCCGCAAGAATTTTGTCGTTGCAGCTTTGATTTGCTTTGTTGCATCTAATGTGTTTATTTTTTGTGGGGCGCAAACCAACTACAACAACATGACCCCCGAAGAGAGATCTGAATATGATTCAAAGCTTGCCGCCGAATCACAACTTAAAGAAGAAAAGAAAGCAAGCAAAGATAAAAGCAAGGACAAAAACAAGACGAGCGAGCCGCCGATGACAGAAGCCGCTGCGTCGCAAAATATTGGCGACGTCTCAGTCCAAGCACTTAAGCTCTATGCTGACCTCTCGGATGAACAGGCTCAAAAAGTTATAAACGACTTTAAAAAAGTGGGAATTTCCACTCCGATTTACTTTGAATCATTATCATCAAACTCGACAGACAAAAGCTTTAAGTTTTCGAACGATAAGATATCCGGAACGCTTGTCGTTTCCAATGGAACGACGAGTTACATTTCGAGCGGCGGAGTCGAACTGTTTAACTCCAAAAAAGGCGGAGCCCTCGCAAACATTGAAGATTACTATCTCAGCTCCTACGAGTCAAATTATTACAAGGGCATGGCAGAACAACATGTTAAGCAATACCTCAAGACCCCATCAGCCGCGTCGTTCCCCGACCTCACGGATACAAGCGCATGGATTGTATCGCGCTATAAAGACACCGTTACGGTCAGCGCATGGGTTGACTCACAAAACTCCTACGGCGCACAGTTACGCAGCGATTTTGTAATTCAGATGTCTTACGCTTCACAAGGAACAAGTCTTACATATGCGGAAATTGAAGATAAAGTTCTCTACGGTTCCTTTGTTTCATATTGAAAGCAGCCCCTTTCAGAGGGGCTGCTTTTTATATGTCGCATGGAATAACTGTTCTTCCGCTCTTTTGATTATATCTCTGAACAGCGGTTACTATAGCCTCTCCTTTTATCGTACCGTCAGGAAGCACGACCTGTATATGCCAGTCGCCGCCATCACTGCCGCGGCTTTCTTCCTTGACGACTTTTCGCAGCAAACTCTCCGGCGTTTCGATATTCGTGCCGTTTTTCTGGTCGCCGAGCATCGCAATAAACTCTCTGTTCGGCGGAATTACCGCACCCGTTGCAAGCTTTGGAATTTGAGGTATCGATATATCGCGCAGATCAGCAAATGGCGACAAGCCGAGTATATTTGCATTTCTCAGCTTATCGATTGACTTGTTTATGGCATTAAACGGTATTGCAACAACTTTGTTTATACCCCCGATTATTGCATTAACAACAGTTTTAAATGCTGCAGTTATGCCCTCTTTGATGCCGTCAAAAATTTTTCCGCCTACACTGAAAACATTTTTAACTGCTGTCCACGCTTGTGTAAATTTATCCTTAAACCAATTTACAACAGGGGAAAAAGCCGTTTTAACACCCTCCCAGGCGTCCTTCGCCTTTGATTTCAAGCTTTCCCACATTCCGCCGAAGAAGTTGGAAACCGGGTCAATTACGGTTTCTTTAAACCATGATCCCACTTTGTCCCAAGCCGCTTTTACAATTTCCCAACTACCCTTTGCTATAACGCCGATATCGTAGAAAACATCGTCGAATGTCTGTTTTACGCTACCGAACAAAGTTCCAAACCATTCAGTAGCAGGAGAAAAGACATCTTTGATTTTATCCCATGTTTTTGAAAACGTTTCTTTTATCGGTTCGGAGACATTACTCTTGAACCATTCGCCCAAAGACGCCCATTTTTCTTTTATCCAGTCATACGCCTTTTTAGCAGCCGCTTTCACTTCGTCCCAATAGACTATCAGCAAAACCACCGCCGCAATTGCCACAGCTACCGCGGCAACCACAGCAACACCTACAGCAGTCGCAGCTCCGGCACTTGCGCCAAGCGCGGTACCTAATGCAGTAAAAACACCTTTGATGCTCGCGCCTATTGTAGACAGCTTGCTCACGAACTTTAAAGACTTAAAAGCGGAAACAATTCCCCCGAGGTCTTTTATCTTTTTGAAAAGCTTGGCACCTTCAAAAATAAGTAGGAACGAACCTATTGCAGTACCGGCTCCGATAAACGCCGGTTCCCATTTTTCAAGCTCTTCTCTGACCTTCTTGAATTTCTGCTTCAGCTCCTCTGCGCGCTCTGCAAGCTTCGGGTCAATAACGCTGTCAGCGTTGGAAAATGGGCTCTTAAAATTGTTCCCTCCGCTTGATACCGTTGTGCTGCTTCCGCCGCCACTGCCGCTATCAGATCCGGTGTCCGGCGTTCCGAGACGATTGATTTCATCGATGCCGAGCAAAGCGTTTTTATAATCCTTCGCCTTTTTCGCCGCACTGCCGAGGTTTGTGGACACTTGTTGTGTGCTATTGGCAAGCTTGGCGGTGTTTGACGATGTCCGGCTCGTTGCACTCGACGTGCCGAACAATATAGCCATAACTTGCCCGGTTTTTTCGGCGAGAGCGGTCAATCTTTCAAGCAGCGCCGTGACCTGCGGGATACACTGCTGCAAAGCCGGCGCAAACATCGACCCGAGCGCACTTGACAACATTTTTGTCTGAGCTTTCAAAGCAGCCTGCGCTCCTGCGAGGGTGTTCGAATATTTCGCAGCATCCCCAGTCTGGAATGCCGTCTCTCGCATGATGCCTTGTGTCGTGGCTATGCGCTTTTCTGCGTCGGTCAGCGTTGCTGCAGTCTTGCCTATCGATGCCGCGTATTCGTCCCATATAACGGACAGGTTTTTTGTAACGCCGGCGTTGTCGACAAGAATGCTGTTTTCGTTTTTGATACCTTCGGCTGCGCTCTTGATGGCTTCGCCCATCGTCATACTGCCCTGACGGTTAAATGCCGCCGAGTCTTTCAGGTTGGTCAGTATGGACTGTGTCTGCTCGTCGGAATACCCTGCCGCCGCGAGGCTCTTATACGCGGTGTAAGCGTCCATCATCGGTATAAGACCGTCTTTAGTGTACGATTTGAGCCACGCTTTCGCGGCGTTCAGGTCTTTTCCCTGCGCGGTCAATATGCTCGACAAGCCCATCTGCGCGGCTTCGTTTTCCGCGTATGCGTCCGTCAGCTTCTTGACCTCGCTTACTACTTTTTGTATAGCCGCAACGGCAGCGGCCGTTTTAAAGCCTGTAAAAAGCTTTCCGACACCCGCTCCCGTGCGCGTTGCCTGCTGTTCGAGCGATCCCAGCCTCTTGTTCGCCTTATCAAGCTTAGCGTTAAAGTCCTTTGTGTTTGCTGTAATCAGCACTTGCAGTTCTTCAATCGTCATTTTTCTCACCTGCCCTGTGCCTTGCGGCGTTTTTTGATTTGGCATAAGCGGACATCCGAGCTTTGATTACCATCCACCCAGTTTGCTGCATGCCGAAAGCTGACGGGAACGCCTTTTCAAGCGTAGGATATTTTTTCGGGTCGTTAAACGCAAAAGAATCAAGCTGCCCGAGATTCCATATCAGCTGTAACTGCCATTTACGCCGCTCATTTTCTGCCTTTTGTCTTGCGGATATAAGGTCCTCAACCTCTCCGGCCGACATGCTCCAGAATTCGTCCGGGGTTATCCCGACCGCAAAAGCGCGAGGTTTGAGATCCGCGACCCACTCGGTCGCCGAGGAGAAGATTACTCTATCTCCTGCTCCTCGTCCTCCCGCTCCATGTCCGCTATCTGTTCCGGTGTAAAAAAACCGGACACCTTCATAATGCCGAGAAATGTGTCCGCTCTGTCCTCGAGGGTAAAGCCCTCGGCTTCAAGCGCATCGATGAGCTCATATGTTTTGGGGAGCGTCATATTCGCCTGGTATTTCTGCAGCGCGCCCCAGAGGGTCACTGCAAAGACCTTGGTGTATGCCAGCTTGTCAAGAGCTTCAAGCAGGCTGCAGCCTATACGGTCTTCCACTTCGATTTTTGTCGCCGTCGTGAGCTTGAGCTTGTACTCCTTCTCGCCGGCGGTCAATCTATAAAAAGGTGCATTACACGCAGTAAGCATAGTTGTTGTCTCCTTATTTTAAATTTTCGGCGGAGTTTCCCCCGCCGATGTGTTCTTTAGCCGCCGGACGAGGTATATTCCTCTATATCCGACGATGGAGTGATTTTTGCAATAAAGGTCAGCGCCTCTGCGATGCCCTTTCCGGGCATCGAAAGTGACACTCTGCCTGTCCATGTGAAACCGGAACCGTCCGGGAACAGCAGAATAAAGGTCTTGTCTGCATCCTTAGCTCCCTTGAGGGTCGCCCAGTTCGTGCCGGTCTTCATCCCCTCATAGCCGAAAGTAAACGCCATATCCCCGGGGTCGGAAAGCCCGGGCTTATACTTTCTCTGCGTGTTCTTCATCGTGGTCACGTCGATTTTGTCCGATTCGCCGAGCATATCGGGAAAATCAAGCAGGCCGGGAACTTCAGCTGCCGCTTCTGCGCTCGCGCCCATTTTCAGAATCACGCCTATAGAAGTCTGATAATCTTCCATTTGTACTTACCTCCTTATTAACTGCGGTAAAACCGCTTCGTGTTGTTGTCGTAGACTCCGTTATAAAGCAGGACGGTGCGGTATAACACCGTACCGTCCTGCTGTTCGTCCTCAAGGTGGTTAGGACTGCCGCGAAGCAGACCGAGGCGGAGCATTGCATCGTCAACTTGTCTCTCGACCTCGTTTCTGCCCTCCGGCGTCGCCATCCACACCTGGATCTGCACGGCGATCCGGGAAAAATGATCCGGACGCGAAGAGGATGGCATTTTAACGGAGTTATCCATCTGCTTTATCAAACCGTGCCGTTCAAAACTCTGCGGATATTCCGCAGACCATTTCACGCCCGGTACAGCGAGTGAAAGCACATCATAAGTCACCTGTTCGATATCAACCATTTTTCTGACCGCCTTTACGATTTATTTCCTGTTGTATCGCGCGCTTATAGCACTCGAGTATTGCTTCGCGATTGTTTATAAGCGCAGGATAAAGATACGGCTGCGCCTTTTGTCCGCTTATCATTCGCCAGCCGACACCAGGGATTTTGCCGCGCCACTTGTCCGCCTTGTAATGGATCCCGCCCGGGAGCTCATAAGTATATGTGCCGTTACCTTTAGGACCCGTACCGAATTCCACATAGGCGGCGTATTCAACATTGGTCAATACGCTGCCGATATGCTTGCTACCCTCGCGCTTGTAGTCGGTATGCAGCGACGCGCGCAAATTGCCGTTATCTACTGGACACAACTCTTTTGCGCTGTTGTTGACTATTCGCGCCGCCTCGCGCGTGCCGTTTGAAATAGCGGTATCAGTGCCGCCGAGCTTTGCGAGCTTTTTAGCCAGCTCGCCGAGACCCTTAATTTCAATGCTCATCGGCTCACCGCCTTGCAAAGATACAGCGTGTGGCTGTCGTGCGGCTGGATCTCGGTAATTCGGTAATAAGCGCCGCCGTGTTTCACATAGTCACCCTTTTCAACGGCGAGCGTATCGGATGTTGAAAAAGTGGCGTCTTTGTTGCACTGCAGCCCCCATTCCTGCGCCTGCATAGCGTCGGTAACGAGTCGGAAGTTGACAGTAAAAGAGCCCGCAGGTGTTTCTGCGGGCTTCACTGTTTCACTGCCGAGCGTTCCCGTCTGTTTGACGGCTTTATAATGCTCGACTGTTTTGTCCTGGAATACGGCGCGCTGTGCGCGTCTGAAGGCGTCGGGGATCTTCACCAGAAAAGCCTCCTCCACTCATTGAGCATCGCCTTTTCGCTGTCGCTCAGCTCCGCCGCCGTGGCGAGGTCTGAGTCGCTGTGCTTAAAGCTCACGCTCTGGTCGCCGTCCGTTATGCTCGCGACGGTCTGCGCCGCATCGGTAGAGCCCGGCTGCTGCGTGCGGTAACGCTGCGCGGCTATCTCCGCCACAAGCAGATCAAGACCGGGGACAAGCTCATGCCGCTTGGTATATCGCAATACCTTGGACTCGACGCTATCCAGCAGATACCGGGCAGCCGGCAGCGACATTTCCTTACCCAACATCACGCGCATCCGGGCTATGAGGTCGGCCTTGTTCTGCTCCGTCATATCAGCCCACCAGCCTTGCAGTCATGTCGCTGTCAAGGGTCTTGACGCCGTACAGGATATCGAAGCTGACGCGGTCGGTCTTGTGCTTGATGTCGTAGTCATATACAACCCTGATAGCAAGACCGTTCCTGCTCGACGCAATAGCCGCATTATTCGCGCCCATAGGCAGCTCAAGCTGACGGGTAACGAGTGCAAGGCCGTTGCGGTGGAATGCGAGGGAATGGGTCGTTTTGACGAGATATACCGTAACCGCCGCATCCGAAGCAATGGTGCGATGGATAGGCTGGTCTATCGCGACCTCAGCGACCGCGCTGCTTGCGGCAGTTGCATCGGCGGCAAATCTGTAAAGATAGCCGTCGAGGATAAAGCCGTCGCCCTTTTTAAAGGTGCCGGTCGCCGCAGTGACATCCGAGAGTGCGACCTTGGTCGCGCCGGCGGTGCAGGAGACTTTTGCAGCGGTCGCAGTGCCCGCAGTTGCCGCGAGGGTATCGGGGGCATTCTGCGACATATAGGTGTCAAGACCATAAATAGAGCCGAGCTCCGCCGAACGCAGGGCGTCGGAATTGCCTGCATATGCGACCTTTGAGAGGTTTTCCGTGGTCAGATAGCGATACTTGTGCGTCGGATTGACGAGAAGTCTGCGCTGCTGTATCGGTACGCCCTTGAGGTCAAATGCCTTGGCAATGTTGGCAATGTCCTTGAGGTCGGCCGCGTTCGCGGTGCCGCTCACGGTGTTGCCGGCGTTTGCGATGCCTTCGGCGATAATATCGCTGTCGATGGCCTGGGATATGGCCTGCACCGCAGGAGATATGATCTGCTCAGAAAATGACTTGATGTCGAGGGTCATTTCCTTGGAAGTGACCGGAACGGTGACATCGCGGAAATGGTCAAGGGTCACCTTGACGCTGCCCTCGTTCACATTCTGGTCTACGGTCTCGCCGACGAAGTTCTTCGCGGAAAACTTCGCGGGCTTGCGGATGGTGATAGTATCACCGACGTGTGCGAACTCCTTGGAATAGTCCTTGTGAACAAGGTCGGCAGCAACGAGATTGTTCTCGAGCACCATAAGAGCCTCGTTCGCGACTATCTGAGGAGTCAGGAATTTGTTTGACATTTGTTAAATCCTCCGTTTTTACTGATTTTTGCGCCAATTTACATAATCGGCATAGTTCTCGGGGGCTTCGCCCGGTTCGGGGTCTCCGCCGCCGTGGTCGGGGTCTCCGCCCCTCTGTCTGGTTTCGACTTTGTCAAAAAGATAGGCGTCGCTTTCCCTGATTGCCTTGAGCTGATCGTCAAAGCCCTCGAGCTTGCCGTCTTTGTCGAGTTTCACACTGCCGGGCGTTATCAAGGCTTTTATAGCTCTTGCGTTCTTGCCTTTGGCGGCTGTAATAGCGGCATCGATAGCGGAGTCAAGCTTCATGGCGGCGATATCGCTGTCATACTTAGCCTTAGCCTGCTTGTTCTCGTTCTGCAGCTGTGTAATCGTTGCCTGCAGCCCGGCGGTATCAACCTTTTTGAGCTCTTCAAGCTGACCGTCCCGCTCTGCTATCTGACCCTCAAGGTTCTTGACCTTGTCGGACTCGGCGCGAAAATCTGCTTTTGAAACAAAGTTCTTGCCGATATAGCTCGCTATCTTCTTGTCGATGTCCTCGGTGTGTGCGTCGCCTAAAATGTCTTTAAGCCAGTCCATGTCTGTCCTTTCCCGCGCTCCCTTTTTACTTGGCCAGTCCCAATATTGCGCGACACCATTTTGCTCCGGGTGGCGGATAAATTTGGATATAAAAACAGCGCTTTGCATTTGACTGCAAAACGC